ACACCTTGCTGAAAATCAAGGTGTTACGATATTAAAAATTTTCACTTAAATTTTGTCAATTATGCCATCTCCATGTTCGCCTGATTAGTTTTCTTAACCTGACGGGCATTTGAAATAGCATTGATACCAGAACCGACCACTGCGGCAATTGCGGGCAAAGCCGCTAATAAAGGAAATGGCATAATTGACAAAATTTAAGTGAAAATTTTTAATATCGTAACACCTTGATTTTCAGCAAGGTGTCACTCCGCATTATTATATCAAGTAAGAGTAATGCGGCACCCCCTACACCCCCTCAGGCGGTGCCCGAGGGGGAATCTGTACGATACGTACAGTTTTTTGAAAGTATACCCTCATTTAACTTCGGGTTTAAGGTTTTATAGTAAAAGCAAAGCGGCCCAATACCGGAGCCTCGTCAAACCATTGCTACCTGTCACGACCACCTAGTGCGTTATCATCGCTCGGTGCGTTTCACTACGTTTCACTGTCCTCGACTCTTTTTAGCTTCGGGGGCGAGGTGGTGGGCAATGGAGTTGACATACTCCAATATTAGGCCGAGAACATCCTAGGAGGCAACCTCAACAACCTCAGGAGGTTCAGGAGGAGTCACGGGTTCCGGTTTTTTAGTAAACCGTTTACGACCCTCATTGTTGTTGTAAGTAAGCTCTTGCAGAAACTCATGTTTATCTGCAAGTTCCATACGCGCAAGCTCTGAAGGATCAATAGAATCAAAATTCATATTAGGAACATCCACAGTGCGCCTTGTATGAATATCCAAAGGCTGACCGCGAACATACCGCTCAAATATTTGGCGCACAGTTAAAGCCTCGTCAGGCACTGTCATTGACATACCACGAGGGGTCTCCATATGTCTCTGAGACAATTGGAAAGACATTTTAGAAACAGTTTTTAACATACTAAATAGTTGGAGTTCCGAAATACGGCATAGGTCTCAACGCATCAATTTTGTGATATATCTGACACCACAAATTATCATACTCAGAATCCTGAACAGCAAACACGCGATCTGTGACATCATAAGTAGAAACAAAATTCTCGTTCAATTCAGGCTGAGCAGTAAAGATTCTACCCATATGCCAGAACGCAAGATTAGTACGAAAATCACCATGTACCATAGAAGGGTGAGATTTATATTCAGAAGATCTTGATTGATATCCGAACGTAGCTTCAGGTGTAGTTCCACCGGCACCAGTATAATAAATCTCTTTGTACTTCACTTCTTGCTCACCAAGCTGGGCGAACTCAGGCCAGTAATAATCAAACTTGTCATCGCGTGTAAACATACGAGGAACACCCTGCTGATAAGCAGAACGAGGAACAACAGATAACAACGAAATAACAAAGCCATGTTCTTCAAACGAGCGCTTAAAGCCATTATTAGAAGAAACAGAAATACCACGCCCAGTCAAATCACCTTGAGGAGTACCAATGTTATCACCATTCTGGTCAACCTGTTGCACAGTTGAAAGAACCTCAGAAATAGACACAGGATTCAAAGAACCGCCTAAGAATTCAGGACGCTGCAAACGCGCATCGGAAGACTTCACACCAAAGTGCGAAAAGATTTGTTCAATGTACCGATAACCCGCACGCGCGTTTTTTTCCAACCACTCCTGAAGACGAATAGAACGTCTAAGTTCATTGATAGTAGTAGATGTACCAGAAATATCCGTGTCGATTGAATCAATATTTTCAATCCGCAACGGCTGAGTACTACCATTAGTGTCTAAACCACCCGACAACGTTTCCAAATCACCATCTGTCGGAACACCGCCAGCAGTAGTCTTCACATCTGACTGACTCAGGTAATTAACTGTATTAGTCGCAGTCAACCCATCAATAGGTAAAGACACATCAGCACCACGCTGCGCCCATGGGAGAGCACTTGTAAAATAATCTTTTTCCCAACAACGATAGCGCTTAGAGGTCAACTTACCAAGCTCCCCAACACCAGTGTTATCTACAAGCCCGCCAGTCTTTACAAAATCAATAGGCGGCTGCAAGGTTGGGTCCCGATAGTACTCATTCCAAATTAACTGATAAGCACGCAACGGCAAAACACTCACATTACAGTCCACAGTAGGCGCAGAGGTTAAAGTGGGCAAACCAAGAAAGTCACACAATTCACCAGGCACAACATTACCAGAGGCCTGGAGATCACTCATCTTAGCATAAGGTGCGACAGGCGCAAGATCACCATCAACACCACCAGTAATAAAATTCTCCCAATCAGTATAGATCAAACGATTAGGAACAAAAAAATGCTCAAGACGAACATTAACACGATGCATAATAGGCGCAAGCAAAGGCGCTGTGCGCATAAGAATTTCCGAACTAACTCGGAACGAATCACCGGGAACTATCTCCATACAATTCACAGGGATAAGTTCACCCATACGGAACGACAATTTTCGTTCATGCGAAAGATTGAATTTATTTTTGACAGGCTTCCGGACCTGTACTTGATTGAATAACTTCATAAAGTCATTTTTTCTTTTGATTTAGAACTAATTTTTGAATGTGCCTGATCGCGCAACTGATCGATATAACCATACGGATCTGAATAAGATACCGAAAGCCGCTCAACGAGATCGTTATACGACTTTTCTGCACTTCGAGCGGCAGCAATTGCAATTCGCGAACGCTCAAACTCAGTAAAAATCTTGGTCTTGTAGTATCTAGGTAAACGACCAAAAAAACCATTCGACCTTGTATAATTTTTGAGACCAGACTTGTGATAATTGAAATGAGTTTTAACATAATGGTTACCGATTCCGGGTTTACGTGACATCAACACAAAAGGAGGCTCGCGCCCCTTATAATCGACATCATATCGATTGATGATATACTTAGTAACATACCGGATAGAAGCACCAGTGACCTGACCTGAATGACAAAAGCCATTGGACCAAGACAATTGAAGAAACTCAAACGGCACAACTAAATTGAAAATGATTGCGTGATAATGTGGCCTCTCTGTAGAGGGACCATATTCACCAGCCATAAAGTAACGTAACTTCACACCAGACAAAGCAGCTTGTTTTTTCCTTAGCTTCTTAAAGAACAGCTGAAGGTCACGTTTGCATAATGTCGGCAAACCTACGTCACTAACAGGAACAGAAAGGTCGTCATAAGTCAACGTAACAAAGTGTGCAGTATAAGAATGTTTCAACTCAACACCAAGACGAAAACACCAATCGTTTCTACGATTATCGAGGCAGAAATTACATTTCCCACAGGGAACGATATGTCGCTCGGATGCGTGAACAATAGTAAGAGGTGAAATACACTGCATGTTAACTTAACTCAGACTTAACTAACTTCCGTAACCGCTTTTTTGAGGCATTAGGACAGTAGTATCGGATCAAATATGACACAGACACAAACTTTTCCATAAACTACAAACGAATACCACCGCGAGACATACGAACAGTAGAATAACGCTTGCGACCACGACCACGGCCAGAGCGAGACCGCTTAAAGGATTTTCTTGATCTTCTTCTTCCATACATAGCTGTAAAATTTAAAAGTGAAAAATAATTTAAGTGTGTGTAACAGGAGTGTATCCCGATAAGGGGAATAAAGTGTGTGGCCCAGAACGGACCAAGAATAACGTGCACGAATCTTACGCATATCTACGAGAAATAATACGATTATACAAATACCTCCTTAACAAAATACGGGAAGCGACTTTAATCGCCACAGGATCACCATCTAAAACACCACATTCTAGGAACGCCCTCTGTGGGTCCAGACACTCTTTTCTAGCATTTCGAGACAACTTAATAAATCTCCTTACACTTGTCATACTACTTCAACCAGCTTGAAATATCTATACCAACATTCTCAAGCATCTTGATAACCAAACGTAAGGCTACCGGATCGTTTTCACGAATACCCATAGAGGCCCACTGATTACGGTAACGATTATAAATCGTATTTAACTGCTCATTAGTGAGTTGAGCACCAGTAAGCCTAGACTTAACATCCATCAAAGCAGATTGCTGAGGCTGCAACATATTCACAATGTTATACTGCCCTTTAGCTTTCCACTCCGACAACATATTCTCCCATTGGGCTTTTTGGATAGCGGCATCTACCGTACCAAGTTTAATCCTGCCAGAAGCATCAATACCGACCGATCGTAATTTCTCATTAATAGTACGCGCTTGAAGGGATTGAGTCTGAGCACTCACATTTTCGATCTGAGCCTGTTTTAGCTTAACGTCCTGATACATGGCCAACATATTAGGAAAATCGATTGGAGGCCGTCTATAATCCAATTTAGGGGCCTGATAAGAGGCACCAGAACCACCAGCTTGACCATAAATCAAATTTGGGTTCAAACCAGCATCTTTGTAACGCTGCATATGTGCAGA